AAATTTGAATTAATTTAGGTCGAAATGTAGAGTCAACTGCTTTAACTGCTAAATTTAAGTTTTTAATAATTGCAGGATCTGTAATTTTTTCTCCGTCAGGACCTGCAGGTATAATTTCAACTTCATTGATTTGTTGAGTAGGTGCAAACTCTTTTAAAAGTTGTTTGAATTGATCTGGTGTCATAATTATTATTTTTTATCTAAAGTAGGTTTGATTTCTTTTACCAACGTCGCCAATGCTGCTTTAGCATTTGAATTCATGGAATTGTATAATTTTGATTTTTGCATACCAGTCCAATCTGATAACCCTTGCAATATAGAATCTTCAATTCCTTCCGGAGTATGATCCATTGCTTCTTTACGAATTTGTTGTTCTGGAGCAAACTCTTTTAATAGTCTTTTAAATTCTTTCGGATCCATTTTACGCTTCTTTAATTAATTGTGCAAATTGCTTTTTACTTAACATAACCTTTGATGTTCTACCATTGATCTTTTGAGATAGTGTAACAAGTCCATCATTTCCCACTAAAACATTGACATCGGGCCATTTACCACCTGTACCTGATATAGTATCACCTGGTATAATACCATCATAAGCTTCGTTATTAATTACTTTACTAACCTCTTCTTGAATTAGGTTTCTAAACTCTGATAGTTTCATTTTCGTTGGTTTATTTTAATAATAAATATCTTATTTACAAATTTCCATTAAATTTGCAATTACTTCAAATCGATTTGATGTAATGTCTTGTTCCCAAAATCGCAGAAGTTGATAGCCATTGTCTAATGCCCATTGATTTTTAATTTTATCTCGCTGTATATTATCAAAATGCCATTGTAATTTTGGATCTTTAAATTTTTCAATATTTGGATTACAATGCCAATAATCGCCATCAACTTCTATTAATATATTTTTACCTTTAATTTTAAAATCATATAAGGCTTTAATTTCTCGAACATAAAATTGATCAATATATTCAATACCTAAGCTATTTAAAATTTCTTTAAATACTTCTTCTAATTTAGAAGAATATCCTAAACCATTATTAATAATATATTGCATTCTACGTTCGCGTTGTTGTAACTGATGTTCTCGGTCACCCCAATATTTTTGTCTATCAGCTTTTATCTTTGCAATATGCTCTGGAGATTTCTTTTTGCCTGTTAATTTTTCTGATATTTTCTTTCTGCGTTCTGGATTTTGTGCTGCTTCTATACAAGCTTTCATCTGCACTTCTGTTTTAGATATTCCTTTATTCCATTGAGTTCGCTCTCCAGAAGCGAATTGTTCTCTGCGAGTTTCTGCAGATTTTTCAAGACCTTCTTTTGAATAAAATCCTCCATTTATTTTTGCTGCATGACCTCTAATATAATCTCCAAACTTACCTCCTTGAAAATTTAGTTTTTCCATACATCCACATTTACATAAAGGCCATTCTCCATTATAATAAAAATTTACATGAGTATCAACCCCTTGTATTTTGTGAGTTTTTGAATTATGTGCTTGAAGTCCTTTATAAGACTTAAATTCAATATTGCAATCGGTACATTTAAACATAAAAAAATTCCTTATATAAATAAATATAAGGAATTCTTTTGTAACTATTAAATTTAATAAAGTATTTTTACTACAATTTCCTAGAATTGCAAAATCGCATAATCATATTTAAGCGTAAGCTGTATATTAACTGCGTCCTCAGTCGACCAATCCATGTCTCCGAAATTAGCGTCTCCGATATAAGCTCCTTTCAAAGTCCATTCTTCAACTTTATCACCTACTGGTCCTAACGAGTTAAATGTAATGTCTTTTTTGTAAAAGTCAGAATATCCATCACGTCCTGTTACAGATTCTTTTCCTAAACGAATCCATTCCATTACTGCTTGAGCTCCGGAAGGAACAACTGGATCGTATAGCGTAATAGATACGTCATTCCAACGTCCTTTTCCTTTTAATTTTCTTTCTACATTGATGTGATCTAACACTACGTCTCCGAAAGTAATTCCTGGACGGCCTGCTGCTTTGATTAAATAGGAAGGGATACCTTCAATGTACATAATGAAACGATTAGCCACTTTTGGTTCAAAAGCGGTAAACATTATTTCGGTTGGGTCTAGTAATTCAGCCATTGTATAGTTTTGTTTTTAGTATTTCTTTAATATAAATATCATCCTTTTGAAAAAACAATATCGTAATTAACAATTAATAATTTACTCGATTAATACCGGTTTGCTCGTAAAATACATCTACGATATTAGTCGATCTAAAGATACTGTTATACTATTTATATTATTGTTTCTTTGAAAATGTTCATGTTTTTATTTAAGAACTTTTTTCATCCCACTTAATCAAAGCTGTTAGTTGTTTAAACGTGTATGTAGTTCCGTCTGTCATTTGCAACATTAAATCAGGTCCATTAGTTTTTACAAAACCTTTTTTAATTGTTTTACCTGTTAACTCTTTAACCCACATTTGTTCAGATATACCTGTTCCTTCGTTTAATGTTTGTTCGTTTATAGTTTTTCTAACCTCTTCATGGATTAGATTTCTTAATTCTTGAATTTTCATTTTATTGTTTTATTTTATTGTTTTATTTTCCAACCTTTAAGAGTGTTGTTCTTATCTGAGTATATTTTAACTTGTCCTGTTGGTAATCCTTCTTTACGTGATATTATTTTAAGATGTCCTTGATTGAATCCTTTTGTATTGCTTAGAATTACTCTGCCATTATCTAAACTAACTACAGTGCCACCACCTCTTATTACTGGAGTTTGTCCAGTAACGCCATAATATTCAATATAATCACCAACCCTTACTTTGGTTAGATTTAATTGATATTTTGGATCTTTTTCTAAAGGATTAAAGTAGCTGCCACCGCCGGTACCTGGACCCATATAAACTTCATTAACTACTTTTCTAATCTCTTCACGTATTGCTTTTCTTAATTCTGTTATTTTCATTGTTTGTTGTTTATTATTTTAAATAAATATCCAGAAACTAAAAAACAAAAGAAAAGCCTCTGTTTCCAGAGGCTTTTTTCTTTAATTGTTTAATTTATTATGCTCCTGGGAAAGCTGCTCCTGTTGGTAGAATGTTGAAGTCAATAATAATGAATTCAGCGGTCTTAGAAGGTTGCAAGAAAATTTGACCATACATAATGTTTCTGTCAATGATATCTGGAGTGTTATTTGTTTCATCCATTACAACTCTGAAAGAGTATAACCCTTGACGTTGTTGTACTGATTCTAAATAAGGATTACAGATATTTAAGAAACGATTACGAGTCGCTGCTGTATTTTGTTCAAATACTAGATATTTAGATGCAGAAGCAATAAATTTCTTAACAGCAATTAACAATCTTCGTACATTGATACGATCTAAAGCTGAAGCTTTGGCTTGAAGTGTTTTTTGACCCCATACACATACTCCTGTTCCAGGGAATGTAGCAATTGGATTGATACGAGCTTCATAAAGTGTATCTCTTTCAGCGTGAGTTAATCTAGTCCATGCATCTAACACCATTGATAAACCACCGCGATTTAAACCTGCAGGTGCATACCATTCAGCTGCTACCGTATCATTAAATGCTAACACACCAGGGATAACTACGGTTGGAGGAACCCAAACTGGTTTATTAATATTTGCATCCATAATTTTTACCCATGGATAGTAAGTAGCTGCATAATTGTTATCTAAAGATTCAACTGCACTAACTGCAGTTGCAATATTGTCTGTTAATCCAACACAATCAAATGCAAAGAAAGTATCTCCTCTGTCAATACACATATTAGCAGCATAGTCAATAATTGACGGGTGAAGTGTTTGAATAACACCTGGAAGAACTAACATGTTAATATCTAATTCGTCAGCATTTGATACTGTATCAATAGCATTTGTATATACTGAATAATCTTTAGCAGTTGAGCTAGATAAATCATATCCTTGAGTATTTGCTGCTAAAATAGAAGCTCCTGAAAGCGATCTGCGATTTGGTTGAACACCGTCAGCTCCACCTTGGAAAGGTACGACAAATTTACGAGTATCAATTGAAGTAGCTGTCGTTAAACCAATTGTACCAGCACCGCCTGTCGCTGCTGCATCTTGAGAAAAATTTGACAATAAGAATTTAACGTTATTTCCAACAGTCGCTGCTGTTTTAGGAATAGGGGAAAGATAATTTGCGTTGTCTGTAGTAGCGAAGTCAAAGTCAAAACCAAAATATCTACGTTTGTTATAAATACCATTGATAGTTTGAGCACTGATGTAACTGCTAGAAGCTGGTGCTGTAGTAAATGTTGATGGAATTGGGCTATATAATGCAGCAAATCCGAATGGAACTAACTCTGGAGAATATACTGCGTTTGTTACGTTATCATCAACTTCTACATATACATATTTAGATTTATTTGAATAATCTCCGTTAATAATAACTTTACCTGAAGTTAATGTTTTATATCGGTCTCCAATTACACGAGCAATAAATCTTGGAGAATTAGGATCTAAATTTACGTTATCAAATGATTCTAAGATGTTTGGTCGCATATCAGAATCTTGAGTAGTAAATGGAGAACCTAAAGAAGCTAATTTAGTTTGATCTACAGCACGTATTAATATACTAAATGATCCATATTCAGATCCAGCTACTGTGCCTGCAGGTTTGATATTTGATATAGCTGCTTTAATTTCATAATTAGCATTTATACCTGAAGCGATAGTGTGAAATTTGAATAAATTTTGATTTGTACTATTTACTGTTTGAGAAATGATGTATGGAGTTTCAGCTGCTTTATAAGAATCTAAAAAGTCAAATGAACCTGATTGAAGTTCAATACGACAATTTGGATCAGCTGCTAAAGACGCAGATGCTGCAGATTCAAACATTGTGTACAAATATCCTGGATCTGAAGTTGTGCTAGGATTTTTACCAAATACTTTTGTAAAAAAGTTAGCATTGCTACTATTTA